CGCGCTCTTCTGCCGCGTACCCGAGCGCCGCTGCGTCGCGCTGTTGCTGCGCCGCGAGCTCGGCGTCACCCTCGGCCATCGTTCCCGCGCGCTGCGCACCGAGCACGTCGCCAGACGCCTGAAACGCCGAGAGCGAACGGTCCCGATGGCGCGCCGTCTCATCAGCGCGGAGGCGCGCGGCCTCATTCGCGGCGCCAGCCTGGATACCAGCGGCCGCGCCCGCGGCTCGCCCGAGACTCGACGCGCTCTCGCCGAAGCCGCTCCCGGAACGAGCGACCGCGAGCTGGCTGTTGAGTGCCTGGTTCGTGCCCTGGCGGAGCGTAGCCTGCGCCGCGCTCGGCCCCTCGGGAGCTTCGGCGAACGTCCGGAGCCGCTCCGCGAGACTGCTTTGCGCGGCGCCGGTACGCGCGCTCTGCCCGATCTGGGTGACCGCGGGGTTCGCGCGGCCCTGTGCCGCGAGCTGGTTGCGATTGGCGCTTGCCGCAGCCAATCCGGCTGAACCGCGGACTAGGTTTTGCTCCGCACTGGCGGTGTTGGCGCGAGCGTTTGCTTGACCGGCGAAGTTCTTGGCGTAGTCCGGATCCTCACCGAGAACGAAGGCCTCTTTGTCCGGTCCGAGGTACTGACCCTCGTCCTGGAAGTACCCCGCGACCTTCCTCGGCCGCTGCACAGTAGTTCCGCCAATTCCGCTTGCCATCTCAAGACCTCTTGTTCCCGGCCAAGCCGCTCATGCCATGAACGGACTCGACCATCAATCCGAGCCCGTGAATTAACACACCCTCGGAGTCGACCAATTCATCACCGCCTCCTTCAGCAGCGGGAAGCCCCACCTCGATCTCGTACGCAATCGAATTCAGGTCCGTCGACCCCGCGCGCGGCTTGAAGTCCAGCGCTACGCGGTCGCCTGCAGTGTCCGTTGCTCCTAGCTCGATCCGAGTCTGTGCATACGCCTGCGAATACTTGCCGTTGTGAGTCACGCGCACGGCAACCGCGCACGGAGCGCGATACTCCGCGAGCAAGCGCCCATTGAACACCGTCCCGCGGCCCAGCAACCCAAAGGGACGAATCTCCCCTGTCTCAATCCGGAAGCGCGGAGAGGGAGACAAAGCTGTCGCCCACGAGTCGAGATAGCCGTCCGCCTCAACGGCCACACCGTTGCTGCCGGTAACAGTCGCACGCGCGATAACCGCACGCCCAGCCCACGAACCCATGACTTTCACGTGATCCACGTCGACTGTGTGCAGCACATCCGTCGAAATCCACTGGAGTGTGTCTGCATCGAGCACGAGCACCTTTCGGACATCGGTCGCTCCGACGCCGAAGTAAACCAGATGCTGACCCTCGTCTCTATCTCCCGCAAACACTGGATACGGGGTCGCATCGTGCGAAACATGCGCGTACGTCAACACGCGGCAACCCAAGAGGTCTTCTTTTACCGGACCACTGAGGTACTTGGGCGGCCCGAATCCGCGCGGCAGCAGATAGAGGCCGCGCCTGCCCTGGAAGACAAGTCCAGACGGCAGTTCGATGATCGGCGAGTCCGGCAAGCAACCAACGTCCGTCGGCAAGCGCTCTGGAGTAGGCAGCGCCGGGAAGCCTTGGTCGTTAGGAGGCGACGTTGCATTCACCAAATAGATACCGGTCTCGCTGAACGCGACAATCTGGCCATCGAGATACGCGACTCCAGTCATTGCCTCCGGCAGAACGAACCGGAACTCAGGCGCTCGCGTAAACTCAGTGGGCTGGTTCGGCCGAAAGTACTTCGAGATCTCGCCGAGCCGCGGATCGAACATTCCACCAAGCACGAGGCGATTACCAGCGACACACCCAAAGCGATGGGCAGGAGCTGGCTGATTAGGTAGGACGTTGCCGACCGTATAGAGGATCTCCGACGTTGGATCAGGTGGCCCGAAAACGAGGAAGTCGACATTGTAGTTTTCCGAGTAGGCGCGCGGAGCGAAGTTGTTATCAGTAATGCGATAGAAAACCGCCCCGTCCGGACCCGTACAGTAGACATGCACCGAGGTTTGCTTGGCAGCGCTCGAAACCTCACGCTCAAACGCAGAGTACGCGGCGATGGTGAGTGTAGCCGCATTGTTCGACGGACCAGTGACAGTCCAGCTCGCGACGTTACTCGGCGCCGAGCGATGACGTCTCCCGTCTGAGTCGATGTACTCCGCAACTGCAACCGCCTGATACAGGCCAGTTGCCAGCGCTCCAGATCCAGCCTGAGTCACCTTCAAGATCGCGAGGTCGCGCGCAAACCCGTTCTCGAACCCGATTCGCGTCGGGAGGTACGACGGCGCCGTAATCCTGTCGCTCGGAAGCTCCTGCAGGTGGCCCCCTACCAACACCGGCGCGTTGCCGGCATACGCGACCTGCACAGTGTCGAGATCGTCGTACTCGTAAAGGACCAAAGCGCTTGAGTCGATCGAGAATACAGGCTCTTCGGAGACTCCGTTGATCCGCGTGCGTATCGGAACGGTGCAAGCCTGGTAGTATCGCGTCTTGCCGTCTATCACAATTCTCGTGATCTCTGGCAACCAGCCCTGTCCGCTCTCGAGTGGCGGAGCACCAAAATCAATGCTGCCGAGGTCGATGTGCGCGCGTTCGTCAGGAATCAGCTCTGGCCGCAACACAACACGATCTCCGCTGTGAACCGTACAAGTCTCCAGAGAGTACTTACGCTGAACACCCCACGCCGTATTCAGCGAATCGTCGGCGTCGGACATGTTGTTGTCCGTGTGCATCCACGCACGGAAACCTTCCGCCGATCCGTCGGTCGGCCGAGACGCGAGCTGTAGGTGGTGAATCTTGAGCGTGGGCGCGAGAAGCTGGCCGTTGGACGCATCGAGGGCACCCGCGCCAAGCGCGTACCTCAGCGGAGACAGCGCCGTCTCGCGCCAAAGCATCCAGACGGTGTTTGCCGTGCGCTGGCAAAATACAGCCTCAGACACCGCACCGTAGAAGGTCGGACCACCGGTGACAACAAGCGACGTCGAGAGAGTAAGCGTCGAGCTGCCTCCATCACCCACATTGAAATAGCTGACCCAGGCACCGACACCATCAATGGCGAAGATCTTCGCCGCCAGCAGACCAGACGTCACCGTCACGTTCACCGCCCCGTTGAGCGTAAACGCGCCCGTCGGCGCGAAGCTCGAAACCCGAAGATTTGTGCTCGTGGTCGAGGATACCAGTAACAGCTCGCCACCCATGGCGCATGCATCAATGGCGTAACCCGCAGCCGCAGGTAGTGTCTCTATGTGCGTGCCAGTGCTCAGCAAACCAAGGTTAACCAGGTACCTGTATCCGTATATCTTGCCGTCGTCGTCATCGACAATGATGAGCGTAACATCGTCACCGAATCTGACTAGTCGCGGCTGCGTGCACCCGGAAAACCGATGGTGCAGCGCCTTAACACCGGTCATCGCATCCAAGACGATGAAGTCCACGTTGTGTACGTTGCTTGCATCAACGAATGCGTATGCAACGGCAACGAAGTACCTCACTCCGTCTGAACACGCCTCCACATTCGACTGATAAACAGATCCAGCTGCGTCGTCGTAGTGCACCCAGTGCATTCGGCGCGGCTTGAACGCGCTCGCGCGGCCTGACTCCTGCCAGCCACCACTAGCATCACGCCGAGGGCGCATGTACGCGCGCCAGTTACTCACGATCACGTCGCGCCCAGCGATCTCTCCGATGGCTTGCGGGCTACCGGTAATCGCCGTCGACGTCAGGCTCGCCAGGATACCTGCCGCACTGTACCCGTTGCGCTTGCCCCACGCGACTCCGCTCCGGAGTCGGCCGTCCTGCACGCGGAACACTGCGCCATCGGGAGTTACAGCGCGATCCACGTCCTGACGCGGACCCTGCACGAACGGTCGATCGACGACTCTCATGGCAACCTACCGTAGACAGGCCCCAGCAGCGTATTGTACGCCGCTTTAATCTGCGCCGTGCTGCGCACGGTATTGCTAATGCGGATCTCAGCAATTGCAAAAGATTCGTGGTTGGTACCACCAACCACGAGCCTGCCGTTGGTCCCGCCGGTCGGAGCCGTGAGGGTGGTACTTGGTGTTCCGGCTTGCACGCCCTGCAAGTACGGAGTCACGACCTGTGAAGCACGAGTGAATGCAACATAAAACGGCGTAACAAATGACGGCACGTCATTTGAAAATAGCGCTATGGCATCGGCTCCAGGAGAGCCAGCTCGCTGGCTCCAAACGAGTACCTCACTGGAGGTGGCCGTATTCACACGCACGTCATACACATTGTTATTCGCCTCCAAACCCACTGAGTCGGTACCGTGATAAATAACCTGGTTACCCGAGCCAACGAATCCCCCGTTGGCTATAAACAAGAGGAACTCGATGGTCATATCGCCGAGGATGCGCAGCGCGGAGCCAACCGCAGTTGTCGCGAGGCGATCCACGGTACGAAGAAAGAATGTCCGGTAACCCGGGAACATATGCGTATACCGAATGGTGCCGGAACCGAGTACTCCTCCGGCGAATCCCTGGAGCGTGAACCCGTTCGGGCCCGAGTCAGCGAGCGAGTCGTCGCCGTGCCAGAGCGCGACGGTGTCCGCCTCGACAGAGAGGCGGCCAGGTGTGCGCGCACTCCAAGCCGGAGCGCCGCTGACGATCGTTAACACGTCTGACTCTGTGCCTGGGCTCAGCAGGGTCCACACCCCGCCAGCAGAGACCATCACCTGTCCGTCAGCGTTCGGGGCCGGAACTACAACAGTAGGTCCTTGGCCAGGGCTGCGCCACCACGACGACCCATTGAAGTCGTAAACGATCGCACCAGGGTCGGTCAGAGCGTCATTCGCCGAGCCATTCACAGATGCTGAGACAGCACGCACGGTCACGTTGCCTGGCCCACTCAGAGCAATAAGCACGCGCTTTCCAGCGTCCTGCAGACTCCCGCTAGGTAGACGGACGAGCGTCGTTGCGCTCGAGACGAGTATCGCATCATCGAACTGCGCAACGACGTGCGCTGTAACCGCCTGGCGCCAGTTCCAGCGCGCGTTTTTTTCGCGCGCTATCCGCGCGAAGACGTCCGACGTCGATTGTTGTTGGCGCCGAAGGTCTGCGTCCAACAGCACCGGGTCACCAGTGCGAAAGCCTTTGATCGCGTTCACGCTGGCCACCCGTGCCCGTGCGGCCAACGATCGTGGTTGCTGAAGTCGGGCGACTCGTCGCGGATGCGCGTCGGAGTTCCCGCGTCTCGCTGTGCCGCGAGCTCGGCAATACGCTCGCGCTCACGGTCGAACTGGTTCATCAGGAACGACGCCGGCTGACCATTGATGGTGCGCAAGTCGATTGCCACGCCGAGCGAGATGAGACGATCCCATCCGTTCACCGAGTCGAACACATCGCTGACGCCAGGATCCGAATCGTCCAGTACTGGGCAAACGGGCACGAAACGCACCTCGAGCACTGCAGCGAAAGTCGGCGTCGGAAAGAGCTCGATCAGAGCGCCGCGCAGCCGGTAGCGCTTGCTGTTCCCGCGCGCCCACGACGCGATCAGGAACTGATGAGCATCCTTCAGCGATGTCAGCGCACGCAGCTCTTCGCGGTCGCTGGAGCTCCACACCGCGTGCAGCGAAAGCAGCTGGTAGAAGGAGTTCGGCAGGTTGATCGTCGCAGAGTTCGGCGTCGCCGTGAGCTGCGTAACCGTCTCGAAGTGTTCATGCCCTCGCGCACTCACGAGCAAGTCGTAAAACTCAGCGAGGCGCAGATTGATGAGCCGGTCGATCTCGGTGTCCGAGACGAATCCAGTCGATGCATCTGCGCCTCGCAGGTCAGCGAACAGGCGACTGTTCGCGCGGAGAGTAGCGAGAGCTACTTGGTACAATCAGTCCTCGTACTCGTGCTCCGTATCGGCCTCGGCCTCTCCCTCCGACCCCTTCATCGCGCATGCGTCGTACGCGGTCTGAAACTCCTCCGCCGCCGCGTCGAAGTTGCCGGACTTCATCGCGCTCCACATCGCCTTCAGCGCGCGCGCCTTGGCGGAGCCTGGCTCCGAGTCAGAAGACTCGGAGCCTTTCTCTTTCTTCTCGCCAATGATGGCGAGCAGTCCGTCAGGAGCTGCCACCGCTCACATCCTCCGCAATCGACAGGTGACGGTGCGAATCGGAAGCTGCACACCGGTCCCGCCCTTCGCCTGCACGAACATCAGGTTCCCGCCGGGAGGAATCGTGCAGTTCGCGCCAGTCAGCGTGAAAGCCTCCGCCACGTCCGCCGTCGTTCCGAACGGGTTCGCGTCGTCCGAGTCGCTTGTGGTGGTGCCCGCTGTCGCCGGTGCTCCGTTCGCGCCGTCGTCCACCTGCAACGTGAGCGTCGCGTGGTTGTTCGCGTCCGGCGTCACCGCCGCGCCGGACGTAACGATTACGGCCCTCACCAAACGCACCGGGAAGTTGTAGAGATTGTTGAACAAGACTGTCTGCGCAATCGTCGAGTTCGCCGCCGAGTCCGCGGCGAAGTCTTTCGTTACGAGAAAATCCGTGAGTTGGTCCGACACGTCACCCTCGGCCTCCGTCGGGGACGTGTCAGTGTTGTACGGGTTGACGAGGCCGCTCAGGCCGCGCTTTGCAGAAAGTACGTCACTCATGACTCATCTCCTCAGGCGGCGAGGTCCACGGCCATCCAGCCGCCTGGCCCTTCGTCCTTGTCCTTCACGTGGCAGTTGCCGTAGCAGCCGAGCCGCCCTTGCCACGCATCCGCGCTTGGGAGCAGCATGAGACCCGACTTACCCATTCCCTCGGTGAGCACCTTCGGTGCGTCACCCGCCGTCGCGAAGATGAACTTGCTCGTGTCACCGAGCCAACCGAAACCGAACGGCACGTAAGCCTCGGGGATGATCTCGCACGGGCCAGTCGCGAGAAAGAGCGTGATGGTCTTGTATCCGACGTAACCCTTGCCCTCGGAGATCTGCACCTGATTATCGAGCAGGTCCACGATGGTGCGATACTGCAGCGGGTTGCAGTAGAAGTGCTTCGGAGTCATCCCGTTGAGACTCGCTTCCGCGCCCGCGTCGTGCAGCGTCGTGATGATATCGGTGTTGAACGGGATGCGATGACCCGCGAGGCGCGTGACATCCGCAGTGCGGTCGAGTCCGAAGAACGACTCGCCAGGTGACGGCGCCGTGAACGGACACCAGCCGGGCAGACCGGTCATCGCTTGCGCGTATGCGCCCGGGCCGAAAACGAAGTCGCCCGTCTGACCACCGACGCTCGCGAACGTCGCGTTCAGCGTCAGCGTCCCGGTATGCCGGTTGATGCTGTCGACGATAACAGCCTGATTCGACCGCAACCCGAGCGGATTGGTTGCCGTGCCGTCGTCGTCTGCGAAAAAGAGCCGCGAACCCTTGTTGATGCCGCCGATGACGTCCGTGCGCCGCGTGAAGACGAGCGACGTGCCGCTCGAAGTTGCATCGACGACTCCGTACGAGCCTCCGCCGCCAGACCACACGCGGCGCGAGATGTTCTCGAAGAACAACTGCCGCGCGCCGTCGGTCTGCGCCTTGAGCGCATCGACGACGGCTCCTGTACCGGCCTTGCCGACCTCGATCAGCTCGTTGTCGATCGTGAAGATCGAGTACTCGCGCTTCCGGCGAACCTCGAAGGTCTTCTCGGTCGTCGGCGACTGCGCCGCGACGGCCTCCGCGAAATCGGGACCGCCGCCGGCAGTCGGCGCGATATTGGTGACGATCTCTCGGAGCTTGCCGACGAACTTGGTATCCTTCGTGACGTTCGCGAAGAACCGGCTTTTCTCGTACAGTGGCTTGGCAACGTCGTTGCCGTAAATCCGCTTGAGCAGCGGAGCTTGGGTACTCGTAGTTGCGAGACTCATGGGTAACCCCGTGATCTCGAGCGAGTGGACTCAGCGGAACAGATTCGCGATGTAGTCCGCGTCTCGCTTGAGCTCTTCGATGCGCTCGTCCTCGGTCAACACTCGGACCGTAGGATTCGTGCGCGCGACTGATGGTGCGATGCTTGTCGTCTGAGCACTCTGGCTCGACTGTCCACCAGGCTTTTGGGCGGGGGCCTTACCCGTGCTCTGCGGATTCGCCACCGCAGCTTGGCCAGAGGAGCCGCCTTTGATGGCGACGATCTCTGATTCAATGATAGCCAGCGCTTGCGCGTCGGTCAAATTCTTCCCCTCTTCGACTGCGGCGGCTTTCAGCTGGACGACATAGTTGACGATCTCGCGCTCCTTGCCGGCGGCGCGGTACTTCGAGAGCTCGGGATACGTCTCGGCATTACCCGCGGCCTCCCCGATCTCGCGTTTCCGCTTGGCGACGAACGCCTTCCGTTGCTCGGCTTTCTCCTCGCCGCCCTTTTGCTCGATTCCGTCGAGGCGCTCCTGCAGCTCGCGGTTCTTCTGCTCGAGCTCGGCGAGCTTCGGGTGCTCCGGCGGCTCTTTCCCGTCGCGCAAGGCGGCCTGCGTGAGGTCTTCCCAGACTTTGCGCCCCGAGCGTCCCGTAAGGTTGCCGAGGGTCTCGAGCAACTGCGCGGTGGTGCCCGTTTTCAGCAAGCCAATCTGCGCGTGAAGCCAGCGCGCTGTCGCGCGGTCGTTCGCGAGCGCCTGCTGTTGTTCGGCGAGCTCGCGGCCCTTATTTTGGAGCTTGATGTCGAATTTATCGAGCTTCCGGCGGCGAACGTCATGCTCGGCGCGCTCCTCGAGCAGCTTCGTGCGCGCCGTCTTGATACCCTCGGGAGTTTTCAGCGCTTCGTCCGAGAACGGGTCCACCGCGGGCGCGGTCTTCTTCTCCGGTTCCGGCTTCTTCTCCGGCTCCTTCGTCTCGGTCGACCCCTCGCTCGTCGTCTCGTTCGATTCCGGCGCCACGATCGAGTCGATGGCGGCGCCGAGCGCGTCGAACACGCCGTCGTCGGTGCTCGAATCGGCTCCGGAGGTATCGGCCGTCGTTTCGGTCACCGTTGCGGTAGTCGCTGCGTCACTCATGCTGCCTCCGGCGGCGCCTGAACGGGCGCGGCGGTGTTGGCGGGAGCCGCGGGCGCGGTTCCCTGCTGCAAAGCCTGCTGCTCAGCGAGCAGCTTCAGCTCGAGCTCGTGGGACATCTTCCAGAAGGTGCGAATATCGTCGATGTGGTCCGGATCCTCGCCGTCCGCTTCGAGCGCGTTGATGACGTTGGCCGAGATGCGCTTGCACTCGCTCGGATTCATCCAGGCGTTGGGCGCGTTATCCTCGTTCAACCCGTGTTTGAGGATGTCGGCAAGCTTCGCCTCGATGTTTCGCTGCACGGCGTTCGAGTCGCCGATGAGCGCTTCGATGTCCGGATACTCCGCGGCGGCCGCGAGACCCTGTTGCGGCGTGAGCATGCCGTTTTGGACGTACTCGACGATGCGCGAGGCTTTCGCCGCGGGCGTCGAGGGCAAGAGATTGGTCGGCCAGAGCCGAATCTCGAACTTGTCGCGGTCGAGGTCGACGTCCTTCCACCTGATGCGCTTCAGGTCCTTCGTGTTGCCCCAGATGACCTCGAAGTTCTCGTCGTGCTCTGCGAGCTGGCGGAACGCATCGACGAATCCGCGCGCGAGCGAGAGGTGAAACGTGCGCCACGCGCGAAACGCCGGCGTGTGACGAACGCTCTCGGTATCCGCGAGCATCTGCAGGCCCGGCGCGTGGTCCACTCCCGCGGGTTTCTGCGCGAACGCGCTGAGCTCGGAGATGCCGACCTGCTGGCGCGCGCGCGCTTCGAGCGCATCCTCACGTTTGAAGAGCTCCGTGGGTACCGATGGGAACGCGACCTGGTAAACCGACTGCTGCGGTGGCATCGAGGACTCGATGACGGCGAGGTAGTCGTTCGTCGCGAGGTGGTTCTTGTTGATTTTCGCGTTCCGCCACGTGATGAGTCGCGGGATCGCGAGGAAGTGGATGAGGTTCTGGATACGGCGTCCGAGTTTAATGAGCTCGAGCTGGATGCCTGCGAGCGTCTCGGGGATGCTGCGACTCCAGAAGCCAATCGGATCGAGCGACGGGCGGTAAAAGAAGATGGGGAAGTAGTCGTACGGCCACGGACGGTCGACGAGCGTCACTCCGTCGATGGCAACAACGTGGCGACCGTCGTGTCCGCAGTCGACATTGGGATCGAACTCGCCCTTCTCGTTCAGCCCGAACGACTTCTTGTCGTCCAAGTCGACGCGCCCCGAGGGACGATGCCAGCCTTCCCACACCGCAACGAGGTCGCTCGTCGCGCTGCCCATCGACGGCGAAGCGAACATCCAGTCGTCGGGACACGCGGGCGCGTTCTTGATGGCCTCCGCGTGTGCCGGGAACATGTCGATGAGCACCTGCCGATCGACTGGCTGTCGATGCAGCATCTGCCGCGGGTCACCCGAGCGCGCCTCCTCCTCGGGCACGAAGCACTCCCACGAAAACACGCGGTCGGCGATGACGCGGTTGTTCTTGAAGTCCACGACGAGCTTGACGCCGCCGCCCTCGAACAGATGCCCATCTTGGCAGACGAGGAAACCCTTCTCGTCGTAGATGCCGGCGGCGAAGAATGCGCCCTCCACGGCCTTCGTGATGCCCTCCGCGCGCTCGCGCATGGTCGCGTCACCGCGCGACGTGAGCGCGAAGCAACGAACCTGCTCGCGGAAGATGTGCGCCGTCTTCGTGTCCGCGCACGACTGGATGACGTTGATGAACGGCGGGTCCTCGGCGAACATCGCGTCGAGCATCAGGCGCGATCCGCGAAGGCTCTGGCGCGCGTTGCCGTGATAGAAAAAGAGCGCCGCGTCGGCGCGCGAGCGTCTGTCCTCGCCTTGCTCGGCAAAGAGCTCCTGCCCGAAGGCGAAGAGCGCCTTGCCCGGGTCGAGCTCGTGCGGCACGTCGCCGTCGAAGCCGACTACCCATTCACGCGCCCACCAAGGTCGCTGTCTCATGACTCCTCCGCTCCCATCGGCTTGTGCTTCGCGAGCAGCTTCGCGGCAGCCATGTACGGTTCATCGATCGGATCGTCGACTTCCGGCTCGACCGGGAACGTCGGCGGCGCCGACTCGAACTCGACTTGCAGCAACGCGCCAGAGGCATCGAAGGATGCTCTCCGTACGCCGCGCGCCTTCAGCGCATCCAGGGTTTCTTCCAACGTCATGACCAAGCCTTTGCTGCGTTCTGCCAAGGGTCATCACCAGGCGGAGTGAAGTCGGGATCGTCCTCTTCCTCCGTCGGTTTCACGTAGTCGCGCGCGATGGGCTCTTCCGGCGCGTTCATCATGCAGAGCCCGACGGCGGTGAAGAAGTCGCAGTGCCTTCCGTCGCCGCTGGTAGGGAGATGAACCATCGGGCGCGCGGAGCTGTTGACCAGCTTCTTTTTCACGCGCACGAGATCTTCACGGAGCTCGCGCATCGGCGGGAGCTCGAGTGCGTTGTCCTCGAGCGCGGTGCGGATGGCCATCGCCATCGTCCACTTCAGGTCCGCGTCGATGTTGTGGATGAGCAGGTTGAGCCCGATGTCGTCGGCGAGCGCTTGCAACGCCTCCGCCGAGAATTGGTCCGTGTTCACATCGCTGATGTGGTAGCGGTCGCAGATAGCCTTGATCTCGGCGAGGATGGTCCGAGGATCCATCCCAACGACTTCCTTGCCGCGACGAGCTGCACGCCACTGGCGCGCGAGCACGACGGAGAACTTCCCGACCTCGACCTGGCCGACGATGGTGAACGTCCAAGCCGATGCGCGCGCGCCTGGATCCATCGACGCGACGTAGAAAACGCCCGGCTCTGGCTTCCGCTCGAGGTCGCCGCCTTTCCGGATGGCGCGGTCGAGCGCGAGCGACGAGAAGAGCGCGTCCTCGGGGTCATCGAACTCTGCGAGGACGTCCGTGCGGTACTCCTGCGGTCGCGTGCGCGCGGCTTCCTCGCAGGCTTCTGGCGTCCAGATTGTCGGGTTCAGATCTGCCCCCGGCGCACGCACGATGACGACGTCAGGACCGGGCTTGCCGAAACGCTCCTGCACCAAGTCGTACACGGGCCCGAACGCGGCGTAGGGCGAGCCGATGAGCAGGATCTGCCCGCCAGGAAGGATGCGCAGGCCGACGGCGCGAATGGCTTCATCGAGGTTTTTCACGCCGTCCTCGACGCCGACCATCCTCGGTGCCTCGTCGAAGATGCACGTCGCAATCCAGCGCGACGTGAGCGTCACGCCGTACTTCGCGAGCGCAGTTACGACGATCTCGATGCCGCGCCCCGAGGGGTGACGGAGCCACACGCTCTCGCCCGTCGGCTCCCCCATCATCAGCGACTTGAGGAAGGGACTCGCGCTAAGCGTTCCGACGAGGTGCGTGTACGTCTGGCGCGCGGCGTCCTTCGTGGGCGCCAAAATCGGGATGCGCACCTCGTCGCCGGGCTTCAACCGAGAGACGTCGACGGTCTGCGAGGCAATCACCGCGCGGTCCGCCGCGAGAATCGACTTCGCACAGCGGATCGCAGCGATGAGCCCGAAGATGCGCGGCGGCGTTCCGCCCTGAGGCGGGCGCTTGTACCCGAACGCCTTCTGAATCTCCGGACGCTTCCAGAGTCTGTCCCCGATGGGTCGCCCGTCGATCGCGCGCGTGATGGCGATCTGCAGCGGCGACGCCGTCGTGATGCCGAAACCCTGCGGGTGACGGAAGAGGAGCTCAGTCGTGAGCAACGAAGCGCATCAGACCCGCGGCGGCCAATTCCAGCAGCCAGGCTTCGGCTCGGCGCTGTACTTCACACGGTTGAAGAAGATGCCCATCGGATTGAGCACGCAGACGGTGACTTCGTTGTCCTCGTGCACATCGGTGACGACCGCCGCGCGGGGAACCGACTTGAATTCGCCTCCGGGCGTTCCGTAGGCCTGGTAGTGGACGATTCTTCCGACACTCGGTTTTGGTTCTTGGTTCATTGCATCCTCGCGAAGTAGCGGTCGCGACCTGCCAGAATCTCGCGCACGACGTCGTCGAACAGGCGACGAACGAAGCCATCGTGACCGTAGATGGCGATCTTCTCGTCGGCGTCGGCGTACTTGATGGTCGTTTCGTAACGCCGGCCAGCCTTGTCGCGCGCCAAGATGACGTAGCCGTCGCGCTCGCCCGTCTCGACGACGCGCGTGATGTTGATGCCATGAGCCTTGAGGCTCTGGTTGCACTGCTGCACGAGCGCCGCCTTGAACTCGGCCTCCTGCCGGTCGAGCTTCTCGCGTTCGTGCGTCGTCTCCGCGTCCTGGAACACGATGCTCGACGGGCGAGTGTGCAGATTGTCGAGCACGTCCTCGAAGTACTTCATCAACTTCGGCGTGTCGTGCTCGCGGATGGCACGGTTCACGTCAGCCGCGAGCGCATCGATCTCCTTCGAGCTCTCGCTCTCGTAGTCGTTCGAGTCGTCATCGAGAACGGCTTTGCTCACGGTCGCGCTCCTTGTTCACTTCGACCAAGGCGTCGACGAGCATCGCGTGGCGGTACTCGTGGAATGACGGACCAAAGACAGGCCCACGCTCCTCGATTACCGTCGTTCCGTCCGCGTAGCGCAGCACGGCCATGACGAATACGGGCGTGTTCACGCTTCCTCCCAATCGCACGAGAGCAAGTCCGTTTGCGACGCGAGCCACGGGACGAACGCGCCATCCGCCGTGAAGAACATCAGATACGGCAGGAACCGGCAGACAGTCCCTTGAGGGATGCCTGTCGCCTCCGCCGTGTTCGCGTTGATCGGAATGCCATCCGGGTAGCCCTTCTGGAGCACGACGAACATCCCCTTCCCATTCCACCCATTCCACCCAGCACGCCGGAGCTTTGCCCCTTTGCGCAGCCGAGCGAGTGCCGTTTCGAAACCGAAGAGTGGTTCGTTGGTGTTCATTGCATCACCTCGTGGTCGGCGTCCGTGCAAGAGAGCGCGCCGTGCGCGAGCTCGTGGGTGAGCACCTCGGCGAGCAGCAGGCGACCGTGCTGCGGGTCGCGCGCGCGGCGGTTGATCTCGCCGACGTAGATGGTGAGGTAGCGCACGCCCGCGGCTGTCGAGCACTTGCCCAGTACCGGTGAGCGGCTCACGAAGTCGATGAGCAGAATCGGCGGCGTCGACGCGCCTGGGTTCTTGAACTGGTGTTCGAGCAGCGCATCCTCGACGCCCATCAGATACTCGCCAGTTGGTGAGTGCTGCCCGCCGAGCGCAGCACACCCGTAGAAGAGTGTGATGGTAACGAAGGCTACCAGCGCCGTGCGGATGCACCTGCACCAGAGGTTGAACTCGCCGCACTTCGCGCACGGGTTCATCGCTTTCCCTCCGGGCAGACGACGCAGCGGATGACGGCGAGCTGGTGCTCGAGTTTCAAGCGCTCGCGGAGAAGCTGCTGCTCGCGGTCAAGTGATGCGCGGAGCTGCTCGTGCGTGAGACGCAGCTCGCGTTCCAGCTCGGCGATGCGTTTGCCCTCGCGCGGCGGAGCGAAGCCGCAAGCGTCGCACGGTCCGGACCGCAAACCACAGGAGTGAATCGGACCGACCGGAGAACGGTAAACCTCTCGCTCCCGCTCACCGGCGGCGTACACGGGCGGTTCGGGCTGGTTGTGCCAGTTCACTTGACGCTCGCGGGGTCGTAGTCGGCCGTCTTCACGCACGCCCAAGGGATGAGCTTGTTCACAAGGCTCTTCCCTTCGCCCTTCTCGGCTCTAACTCCCCAGGGTGTTCCGGTGAGAGTCCAGCCGCCTTGCGCGCCGTCGCCGGCCGACGTGAGACAGGACGCAGTCGGGTGTCCCTTGATGCTGATCTTGACGCTGAGGTCAACTCGCAGAATCTTCATCGAACTCGCCTTTCTCGATGGGCGGGAGCAGGTTCTGTTTCGTCACCGTCGCTCCCGCGAATTGCGGACGCAGGTTGTGGTTCGCCTCGCGCGGAGGCGGCGGCCCGTAGCGCTCTGGGTCGATGATCTCGAGCATGCGGAGCGCGAGCTTCGGATCGCTCACGGCGTGAGTGCGCACGACCTTGAGCAAGGCGCGCTCGGCAATCACCGTTGCGCGCTGCAGTGCTTCGAGGAACGACCGATAGGGCTCGGTACCCTTCTCAGCTTCCTTCGTCCACCGCTGAATGGTCGAAGGGCTCACCGCGAGTCCGGCGAGCGCTCGCCGCGGAGTGAGTCCCTCGGTGACCCAAACGACGACTCGCTCAGCGAGCGGTAGCGTCAGCTTGCGTGCTTCGCTGCCCGGTGCGCCGTGCTCTACCCAACCCGCGCGCAGTGCTTCCAGGAGCTCGACCAGCGCGTCGCCGGAGTCGGTAGGGACTCCGAGGCCCTCGGCGCTCTTGCTCGCGTCAGAGGCGGCAGCTTGCCGCTCCGCGAGGCGCGCAGCGCGGTCAGCCTCGGTGACGCGCTTGCGGGGCACTGGCCAGCTCGGTGGGAGCGGCCAGGGGTACACGGGCGAGCGAGACGTATTGGCGTACGGTGTTCGGCTTCAGCGCGAGTCGGCTGGCGACTTCATCGTGAGAGCGACCGGCGCAGACGAGAAGGACGGCAAAACGATGAGCGGCGGCGAGAGACGCGACACGCTCGACGGTGATTGGACGGCCGGGCTTGCTGTGCAGATACTTCTTACCACGGGGGCGCCCGGTGTTGCCCGGCTTCCGTCCGACGCTGCGGCCCTTGAGTCGCATGTCGCGCATGTTGTCCTCGTGCGTGCCGAGGTACAGGTGCTCGGGATTCACGCACGGCGGGTTGTCGCACTTGTGCAGGACGAACATGCCGGTCGGAATCGGACCGAATGCACGCTCGTACGCAACTCGGTGTGCGCGTTCCTTCTTCGCGCCGACGCGAACCTTCCCGTAACCCTTCGGAGTGCGGTAGCCGGGCCACTCCTCGCAGGGGGTCTGCAGATTTCTAAATAGGGGCCCCGGCAAACCCCCTCCCCGGGGGTCGGAAGGGGAAGTGGGGGTGTGGGGCGGGGTGGGCCGGTGTGCGCTCATGTAGGTAACTCGAGTCGGTCGGCCGGAACTGAACACCGAACACTGTACGCGCGGCCACTGAACATGGCAAGTGTCCCGTATTCTCGGGACGCAATCGCTGGATTCATCAATGGTTTCAAGGGTTGGCTTTAGCTAGGCCAGCCGGCGCTCGGTGGTTACCATCACGGATGTTCAGTGGAGTCGCATGTTCATGCATCACTAGTAGGCCCGGTGGCCCGAAGTCCGGTGGAAACGTCCGGTGCGCCCTAAAGGGCGGGCGCACCACCGGACAAGGTTTCCACGAGCCACCGGACAATCACCGGATAGTGATTTGGCCGATCCGGACTTCCACCGGACCACCGGAGATCTTGTTTTCGGCTTCACCGGACGTTTCACCGGAGTAACAACGCATCATTCCAGCTCCTAGACGTCATCTCCGGTGAAACTCGTGGTCGGCTGGTACCGTTTTGCCTTCCCAACGGTCTCAATCCACACATCTTTTGCACTCACAAGAGAATTCAGAGCTGCTCGGTACAGCTGCCGGTTGTCCTTCCCGATGCGCGCCGTTCTCTCGAGCATGTCGGAGGAGATTCCGGGCGTGTCCCGGATGATGGCGAGCACCCGAGAAGCCATCTCGACCATCGGATCGATCTTGACAACGACCGGCTTTTGCTCATCGACGGCCACGACCGCGAGCCCGCGACGCAGGCTCCCGCACTCCGACCGAATCCGCTTGACATCTGTAATTGAAGCAATCTCTGCAGGTATCTCCTCCACAGGAACAGACGGATCGATAGCATTCAAGAGGAATGGCTCGACGGTATCACCGGTAAAGCGCGCCTTCTTGTGTCGCACCTGCACGGGGTCGTGCATAGTGCTGCCGAGCTTCTCGAGCTCGAACACGGACTCGGCGCCGTCGAAGATGGCCGTCGAACCACGAATGCCGGAGCCGCTGACTTCGCCCACGTCGTTCTTGCTCGGCTTCCTACCGTGGTGGATGACGAGCACGGTGCAGCCCGTACGCATCGAGATCTGCGAGAGCTTGTCGAGCCACGTGCGAATCTCCGAGCTGTTCTCGTCGACAGTCGGAAATGCGCCGCGGAGAGCGTCGATGATGCACAACTTCCGACCGACGCAGAGCTTCTCGAGCTCGCGCAGTGAGCCCGGAGCGTCGAGATACGGCTTGGTCGTGTTCGCTACCACGTCAAGGTTGTCCCAGAGTTCACCCCACACGTGCATCGCGAGCGCGAGCCGCTGGTAGCGCAGGACGGTCAGGTGCGCACCCTGGTCGTAGTCGACGTGGACGACGCGCCCCTGAGAGGCCTCGAATCTGTTCCAGACGAGCCCGATGCCCGTGGCGATGGTCGCAGCCATGGCCTGCACCGAGAGCGTCTTGCGGCTGAAGCCGAGGCCAGCAACGAGCGTGTAGGGACCCGGGCCGATGCCGAGCGCCTCGACGAGGAACTCACGGTCCGGCAATCGCTGAGCAAGAGACGCGCCGGTGAGCACCTCGAATCGCTTCCCCGCCCGGTCGGCGACGACACGCTCGAGTTTCTCGCCGACCTTGCCGAGCCACGCATCCACGTCCGGGATACGACCTGAACGGGCTTCGATTGCCAGCGCTGTGAGTTGCTCCTCGGCGCGCCTCAACCGCGCGAGGTTGTGGACGATGCGCGCCGAGGCCTCCGGGTCGCCCGCGAGGCCAGCGAGATTGCCGATGTACGTCGTGCCACCGACGCGCTCGAGTAAACCGTGGGAGCGGAGACGCGCAACGAGTGAGCGAACATCGAGAGCGCCCTCCGCACGGAGCGCGACTACGTGCTCCCACAGGACGCGATTCGAGTCGAAGTAGAAGTCCGGCGGAGAAACGATGGCCGCGCTGATATCGACCGTTTCTGGCTCATGCAGCGCGGCCGATAGGACGACGCTCTCGGCGTCCTCGTCACATGGGAACGGGGGCCGCTGTTCCGGCATCGTGAGGCGAGTCGATGCGGCCCATCAGTTCGCCTTCGCAGTCGGTAGTGGTTCTTCTGGCCGGTCGTGAATCACCGCGACGTCGGCGATGCTCCTTCCTTGAGCGTTGTTCAACATGTCGACGAAGATGCGCATAACGCCGACCGGACTACCCGACCGCTGTATAACTGCGCTCATGAGAGCGGCCGCTACACCAACGACCACTGTATCTGTGCAGCATCCACCGACGTCTTCCGGGATCTGGTCGACTGCGGCACGCGCTGCCTTCGTGGACAGATCCATCAACTCTTCAGGTGTAAGGTGTTTCATGATTGTTCCTTCCCGAGGGTCGCCGCGTAAGCGCGCTCCCATCTGCGTTTCTCAAGCTTCGTGTTCGTGTGAGCCATGTGCTCGGCGAATAGGCGCTCCTCGAGCACTGAGCAGCGCATGCACTCGTGCGTATGTTGCCTCGGTCGGCGCATGCACAGCCCGAGAGTGAGCAGCAGGGCGAACAGCAGGAACGGGTTCATCAGAACAGCTCCTGCGTGACCGCCGGGAACAGCGACTGCTGCCTGTTCGCGTTCTCGAGGTTGCGTGTCGCCTGCTCCCAGTACGAGCGCTTGAGCTCGCAGATGACGGCGCGGCGGCCCATCTTCAGCGCGCACACGCCAGTGCTCCCGATGCCGCCGAACGGGTCGAGCACGTTGTCACCCGGATTCGACCAGAGCTCGACGCATCGCTCAATCACCTGCGTTTGCAGCGGGCAGAGGTGCGCCTCATCTTCGTCTTCGCGCGCGCTCTTGCCCTGCAGTGTTCGCGACTGATCGATATCCATCCAGACGGGTGACGCCACCTGCTGCCACTTATGCACCGGGTACTCTTCCTCGGTGTGCGAGACCGGCTCGGGATTCTCGCCTGGCTTCCTGAACGCGACGAGGTAGTCGGCGATGCCGCACCGACTCATCGTCGAGTCCTTCTTCAGCTGCTTCCAGAGCAGCCCGAGCGCCTTCGTGCGCTGCATCGCCGTGACTGGGTCTTTCCAGATGGCCGTCTCGGAGTGGAAGATCCAACCGCCGTCCACCATCGCGCGCACCACTTCACCGCGGAAGTCGTGCAGCCCAATGAAGCCGTCGCGCGTCTTCGACGACGGGAGGATCATGCAGTGGATGGCCGCGATGCGCCCCGGGATGGTGACGCGCTTGAGCTCGGCCACCCAGAATGCGAATTGCTCGAAGAACTCCGCGTGCGAGCGGCAGTTTCCGAAGTCGCGGTCACTTGCCGAGTACGTGAATAGCGACGCGAACGGGATGCTCGTCACCGTGAGGTGTACCGAGCTCGACGGCATCGACCGCATAAGCTCTACGCAGTCACCCTGCGCCGCCGCCCACCCGTTGCCCTCCTTGTAGTCGAGGACCTTCACGGCGTCACCACCTTCAGATTCTCAGCCTCGGCCCTACGCATGCAGTCGCGCGTGCCGACGCTCTCGCTGTCCGGGAAAGCTGCAACCGTCACGTCGGCGCCATCCTTCGCGAAGGCGCGCGCGACTTTGACCATCACGCCGTTGCGCTGCATCCCGGCAGCGCGACCAGCTCCGAGCCACGGAGCCTGACCAACCAACGCCGTGATGCTGTGTGTGTTCGCCCACGTGCGCGCCTCGGCATCGACGCCACGAGCGCACCCGACGATGACGATGTCTGGCTTGAGCTTGTCGAGGTAGCTGAACACCTCGCCTGCGCGTGTCGGCCTGCGGGTGCCAGTAACTAGAACGACTTTCATAGGCCGCGCTCCTTGAACAGCTCCGTTCTCGTCGGCTTGTTCATCGCTTCACCCGCTGCATCAGCCACTCGTGCCGCGCCTTGATGTTCCGCGCGTCGTCGAGCGCATTGTGCGCCGTGCCGACAATGGGAACTGCTGCTTTCATCTCATCGGCGAGCCCCAGTCGCTTCGCTTCCTGGATGAGGTCCCTGCAGAACATCGGAAAGCCCTTGGGCAGATCTACCATCGCGCCGAAGAGCTGACAGAAGAGCACCCAATCGTAGTCGGCGTAGTAGCCCCAGAACTCCGGAGATGGGTCGGAGCCGACCAAGATCTTGATGGCGCGCGCAACGTTCTCGCGCGAGGTCCTGACGTTTTGAGCGTGTATGTGTGGTAGGACATTCGCCCGCACCCAATCGTTCGCGTGCGCTGTCGACCATCCGTCTGCGAGCGTCCGGTACAACTCTCGGTCGTCCTCCGCCACGATCGCAATCGAGATGAGCTCGATCGGGTGCTCGTGCCCGCGCTCGTTGAATTCCGTGTCGATGTAGTACTTCATGCTGCCTCTGTCTTCATCCACTTCGGCCACTTAACCTCGCGCGTCGGCTCGTACGCGATGGTTTCGCGCACCGACGCGCCGAGCGATGCGCGGACGTACCGCGCAACGAACTTGCTGGTCTCGCTCGACAGCTCAGCGGCTGCCGCAGCCTTGAGCTTGAGCGACTCGACGACGCGGCCCTCGAGTTCGCTCGTCACGATGTGCACGTCAACGGAGCCATCGACGCCGAAGCGCCAGCTCCGCCGCACCGCCTGATAGAACGCCTCGAACGAATGCGTCACACCGCAGAACACGACCGTGCGCGCGAATTGGAAGTTCAGACCGAACCCGCAGAGCGACGGCTTGCTCACGAGCACGCGCTTCTCGCCGGCGACGAACGCGCGGATCGCTTCCTCCTTCTCGTCGTCCGACATCGATCCGGTGAGCTCGACGGAGTCGTCGATGGCCTTCGCCAACGCCTTGCTCTCGTCGTTCAGGTCACACCAGACGATGACGTGGCCGCGAGCGCTCGACGTGTTCGCGATGTCGGCTGCGATCTGGACGCGGCGTGAGAGCGACCCCTTGCGCGCGCGCCGCTGGTCGGTGAGCGTCTCGGCCGCCTGCGCGAACAGCAAACCCGTAGCGTGCGCCTGTTGGTGGTCAGCCGGCACGACGTGCTCGTGATAGACGAGCGGCGGGAGCAGGTAGCCCTCGTCGCTGCAGCCGAGGTCGCTCGGCATCTTCACGATGGCGCCCCACGAGCAAACCCACTTCCAGAAGAGCTCGCGCGCGTGACCCTTCAGTCGCCAGTCGCCCGTGTGCGATAGGTCGTTGATGAAAAAGGTCGCGAGCATCTCGGAGTGCTTCATCACCCCGAGAAACTCGGCCTGCCCTCCGAGCTCAGTGTGGTCGTTCGGCGACGGCGTCGCCGTCGCCGAGAGTCGGAACGGCACGTCACGGCACGCCTCGATGAGCTCCGCGCGCGTCTTGCCGTCGAGCGACTTCAGGATCGAACTCTCGTCGAGCGCGACTCCGCTAAACCGCGACAGGTCGAACTTGTGCAGCTTTTGGTAGTTCGTGACGTTGATTCCGTGCTGCACGTCCGCCTGACTCGAACAGATGGTCAACTCCGGGCGTAGGTAGAGCTTCGCCGCCTCGCGCTCGAACTGCTGCGAGACCGCGAGCGGCGCGAGCACGAGCACCGGCTTGCTCGTGTGCCACGCCACCGCTCGCGCCCATTCGAGCACCATCCAGCCCTTGCCCAAGCCGGTGTCTGCGAAGATGGCGGCTCGCCCACGGCGCAAAGCCCACGCAGTGAGCAGTCGCTGATGCTCCTTCAGCTTCGGCGAGAGGGGCGCAGCGCCCGTGATGCCAGTAGCTGGCACCACGAGCGCCTTGCGCGCGATGAAGGATTCGTAGGCGTTCATCAGTCCTCGAACGAGGGCAATTCGACCGGAGCAACGCGCGGCTCGACTCCGCGGCTCTTCAGATTCCGAGAAACGATTCCAGCGCCGACGTCGTTCAGCTCCGAGTCTCTCGGAGACACTGAAGCGCGCTTCAATGTCAGAAGCTCGTGCAAAACCTGAAGCGACTCGACATCGTTCGCTTCGTTTACCATGTCGATGAAGTCGCTGACGTCACGCGCAAGCACCGCATAGAGGCCGATCGCGCGCCTTTCGGATGGTGTAGCCAGGCTCATTCCAGGGCCCCATCGGCGCGCCGGCCTTCGTTCGGGACGACTTGCACGGCGCGATCGTCCCAGAGCTGAGTCATCGCGAAGTCTTTGATGTTCGTGATAGGCAGCACTGTGCCGATGTGGCGCGCGCACCACTTCTCGATCGCGTCGATGGCGGCGTACAGCTCCTGAGCGTTGCGCGATGCGATGCGCGCCGTGAAGATCCGGACATCACGTCCCTCAGCAATCCACTGCCTCACGCGCGCAACCATCGGAGCGATGGGTTCTCCGATGTGCTCAACGCCGCTCCAGCCCTCGTACCTCGCGAGCGTCCCGTCGAGGTCGACGCCGATCCATCCCTGCGAACTCATCACATCACCTTCCCGTGCTTGTGCGGACGTTTCTCGTTGTAGGCGGCCTTTCGAGCGACCTCGGCATCGAGGTCGATGTCGAGCCACGCCGCCATGTCGCAAACGCGAATGATGATGTCGGCGAGCTCAGAAGGAAGTCCGGTCGGTTTGCCATCGGGCTCCGTCTCGCTGAGCAGCTTTCCTTCGCGGAAGTCCTCGAGCGCTTCGCTCACCTCGGAGTGAATGAGGCAGAGTCGCTCGGGAATGTTCGGAGGTCTATCGTAGAAACCTTTGCGGACTGCGCGCTCGTACGATTCTTTTGCGATCTCATTCAGAGTTGCCATTTCTTTTCTCCTTTGGAAGGGATGCATCGGGAACCGAACCGACCGGTTATCCACGCTTGCGCGTGCCGGCGTTGGCGTGGCCACGGGCTCGAAAGTGCGAAAAGAGCCCACGCTGTTACGGCCTCAGTTCCCGCCTGACGCACTTCTTCTTCGGTGCATCCCAGAGTCTTCATAGAGAGCGAGCTTTCTCGAGCAACACATCGAGGTTGTTCGCATCGCTCAGAACTTCCGCGTACCCGCCGAGTCGGTTGACGAGGTTGCGGAACATCTGCTGATTCTCGGCGCGTTTCGGTTCCGTGCGTGCACCTGGCGCCTTGAGCTCGATCGCCGTGAAGCGCCCGAGCGTCTTGCCCACCATCTCGGGAGTCACGAGCACCGAGACGATGGCGATAATGTCAGAACTGCCGACGCACAGTCCGTAAGAGACTCGCTGCACGAGACCTTGCGGCGAGACGAACTCGGCTTGACCGACGTTGTTCCGCCACGCGGCGACACCGTCGGCCTTCCCGAGCGCGAGCCGCACATCCCGCTGGAGTAGCGACTCTTTCATGCTGCCCTCGGTCTTTTCGAATTCGCGAACCACGCAGCGCGCGTGCGCAGTGCGTGACACGGCTCCGGCGCTTCGCGGTCGTGCGGGTACGTTTCGCACTCGCACGAACCCGGCATGCGGCCGCACTCACACCGCGCATCGCAGGTGATGACTGCGTCCTCGAACGGCAGATAGAGAGACCTATCGATCACGTCGTGCGCTCCCGAGATGCCACTGCCGGCAAAACTGGCACCGATACACCTGGAGCCCGCCGCGCATCGACTTGCTCTTGTGCTTCCGATTGCGCACCTGCGAAGCGAGCTCGTGAGACGCGAACGCGACCTTTCCCTGGCAGTGGTCCTCATACGAGACGGCCATCACATCCCTCGCGAATCGAGGAACAGCCGCACAAGGAACGCGAAACACAGGATGCCCACGCACCCGACCACGCACGTAATCATCTCCTCAGACATCACGACCTCCGTGAGGCACAAAACGCGAGAGCCTTGGCCTTGTCTTCCGTCCAGATCTTGTCGAGCGCAGCGCAGTCTTGTTCGCGCGATCGCTTGTCGAGCGGCATATTGTGCGCGCGTTCGCGCTCCGGCATGTGAGTCCCGAAAACGGCATTACGAACGAATCTACGGTGGCTCGCCTGCCAACCCTTCCCGCTCATTGGTTCACCGTGTACGGGATGGGCCGATTCGCTTTGCGCTCGAGTTCATACTTCTCGAGCTTGCGGTAGAGCGTCCGCCGGTCGATGCCGAGCACGCGCGCAGCTTGCACCTTGTTGTCGTTGAGCAGCTGCAACGTCTGCTCGATGTGCGCTTGCTCGACCTGGTCGAGCGTCATGATGGTGGTGTCTTCGTCAGCTGACATTTGCTTCCTCCTTCAACCAAGCCGGCGGAGGCCAATGGCCGAACCGCCAGCGGAACCTGTAGGCAGCCCATCCGGGCTTCTTCCCGTCGACACGTGCCTTCGCGAGCTGTCCACGCAAGAAAGCGTGCTTTGCACTCTCGGGAGTGACGTTGTCGACGGGGCGCGCCTCACCGGAGACCTCGCGCACCTCGTGCCGATCGATGGGCCACACGTAGCCACACCGCTCGCAGCTCGGAGCTGTCGGAAACACGGCCGCGCACTGCGGACACTGCCGAATCGGCGGTAGCCCGTCGGCGAGTCGAATCGGGTTCCCGCGCAACGAGAAGACGCGCTCCGAGTCAGGGAGCCCGTGCTCGTACACCGCACCCTTGCAATCGATGAGCAGTGAGCCGCTCTTGCCCTCATGCGGTCGACGGACGCGACCTACCATCTGAATGAACGTCGCGGCCGACTCGCAGCCACGCGCGAGGACGCAGACCTCGACGGGCGGACAGTCCCATCCCTCGGTCAGCACGAACACGTTGACGACGCCGCGGAGACGACCCTGCTCGAGTGCATGCAGGATCTTGTCGCGGTCCTTCGTGTCGCCGTCGACGTACGCGACGCCGTCGCCGAAGCGCGCTGCAAGTTCCTTCCCGTGCGCGCGCGACGCCGCGAAGCAAACGAACGGACGCTCGGCGCCGTGCTTCTCGTACTGCGCCACGGGGTCCAGGATGTTCGTCTTGTCGAGACGGTGCGGCGGACCGATGACGTCGATGGGCACCAGGTGGCCAGCGGCGACGAGCTCGGCATTCGTGGCGACGACTTCGAGCGCATCGAACATGTTGCCGAGCGCGGTGCCATCGCTGCGCATCGGAGTCGCGGTGAACCCGAGCGTAGGAACGCCAGCGTAGTGGCGCGCGACCTGGTTCCACTGCTCGGCGAGGAAGTGGTGGCACTCGTCGGGAATGAGCAGCGTCGCATCGGGGCGAGCCCCGCGCGCGAGTAGCGTCTGAATCGAGCAGACGACCGTGCGCGCGGTCGGATTGAATCCGCCGTTCGCAGCAACCGCGCCGATGTCGCGGAGCCCGGCCTTCCACAGCTTGTCGAGCGTCTGTCGCAGCAGTTCGTCGCGATGGACGAGCACGACCGTCCGCCCTCCGCGCTCGCTGTGTCCTACCGCAGCGATCGCAATCATTACCGTCTTGCCGGCGCCCGTCGGCGCGACCAAGCACACGGACTTCTTGCCGGCGCGGAAGTGCGCGCGTCCACGGTCGAGCCCTCGCTGCTGGTACTCGCGGGCTACGAGCACGAGTCCTCCGCTTCCGTGAGCGCAAGCTCACAGTCGGCGCAGACCGGCTCAGAGTCGGCGTACTTCTCGACCTGCTCGTTGTCGACTGGCTCGTCGCAGAAAGGACAGGTCACGTCGCCTCCGGAAGCGGTCGGTTCAGCTGCCCGACGATGCGATTGACGACGGCGACCGCGACGTCGTCGAAAGCGTGCGCGATGCCCGTAGCAAACAGGAACACCGGTGTGTTGCCGCGGCTCCGATTGCACCGCATGCACGCGGTGAAGAGATTATCTGTCGCGTTCGATCCTCGCCGGCAACGCGGCGTGAAGTGGTCGAGCGTGAGCGACTCCTTCGAGCCGCACCAGAGGCAGCAGTGGTTATCGCGAGCGTAGATTCGGTGGCGACGCTTGGGAGTGATCCACTTCGAGCCCTGCCCGCGGTTGCCCGCGTTCTTGCCGCGGGCCACTAGAACAGCTTCAGTTGGTTCTTCGACCCTTTGCTCTTCACTGGAGCAGGCTTCGCGCCACAGCGCGCACACACTTTACTTAGCATGAGATCAATCATTTCTGGTTTCGACTCGTAGTTGTTCGGCCACGGCGGCGGCTCAGGACCTGGCCACCACATCTTCGCGTTCGTCCTGAATCGGTAGACAACCAGTCGGTGTGTCGCTCCGCACCGAATGCACCTCAGGGACTGCGGAAGCTTCACGGACGTCAACGACATGTCGGACGAGAGCGCGCCCGAGCGGCGTCAGGCGATACTCGGTTACTCGACCATCTGCAGTGCGCGCCGTCGGAACCGCGGCGCGGATCTTCAAAAGGATCTCAAGGTCTCGTTGCGTAAGCACGGGTCCGCGACCACTCGACTACTTCTGCCAACCGGAACCGCGGTTTGCCAGACGGCATGATGTGCGGGCAGCCGCGCTCGACCATGTCGCGAACAGTCGGCAACGATAGACCGAGCTCGTTTGCTAGCTCGGTCATCGAGAGCCATTCCTTTTCCGGCTTCGGGCGGTTGATCTGCGTCACCGCGCGCTCGAACTCTTCGCGCACGATGGTGCGGAGAAATTCGTCAAGCTGCACTGCGGAACCTCGACTTGGTCCCGGCGAATTCGAGTTCGTCATTCGGCACGAGCCACAGGAAACCGTCCACCGATCTGATCTGGTAGACGCGCGCGTTCGCCGCGCGAACGATGGTTCCGCGATAGCGGCGACCGCTCTCGCTCACCCAGGATACCCGACACTCGGATTGCTTCGTCATGCTGCTGTCCTCCGTTCCAGTTCGCCCAA